GGTTCCAGCAGTGAATGTGTAAACGCGGTAACCACTCCGCGTTGTTGTATCTACAGAAGATGTTAATCCCCCGCCAATAGATGCAAGTGCTGGATAGGTACTTGGGTAAGCAATAATGACTACACCAGAACCGCCGTTTGATCCAGTAAATCCAGATGAACCAAAGTAGTTACTACCACCACAACCACCGCCACCCAGGTTTGCTGCCGGTGCTGAACCACCTCTGGTCCCGCCGCCACCTGATCCACCACTACCATCTCCGCCGCCAGATGCGTCGTTGTTTACTCCAGCTCCACCGCCACCACCGCGAGTGACAGACGTACCAGTAATTGAAGATGCTAAACCATTGCCACCGTTTCCACCGCTTGCCGTTCCGGCGGAGCCAGCACCTCCGGCACCACCACCACCGCCACCACCTCCAGCAATAGAGCGACCGACTCCACCGTTATTACCCTGTGATGGAGAGGTCGACGGAGTATTCCCAGAACCAAATGCGCTTGCATTTCCGGATGAACCACCGCCACCTGATCCACCGTTTCCAGCAGAACCATTCAAGCCCTTGCCGTTTCCGCCGCCAGTTGAGGTGATTGTTGAAAATACGGAATCGCTTCCGCTCGTTCCAGACGTATACGCGTTACCGCTAGAACCTGGCGTGCCACCACCACCGATTGTTACGGTCATGGATGCAGAAGGACTTATGGAAAGAGTTCCGGTTCTGTATCCACCAGCACCACCACCACCGCCACCGCCGGATGATCCTCCTCCACCGCCACCTGCAAGAACTAGATATTCAACGCTTACGTCGTAAACAGGGGCAGTCCATGCATTACCAAACCATTGACCAACAAGCGTTGATGGGCGTGTTCGTTGAGACCTAGACATTAGAAAGTGATAGTTCCTGTTCCTGCTGTAAACGTGTACACCCTGTAACCAGAACGGCTGCTAGTGCTGACAGAGTAAGTAAGTCCTGCACCAATCGTAGTAATAGCTTGATACGTGGTTGGATAAGCAATGACTACAATTCCTGATCCACCAGTGGTTACGCCGCCAGAGTCGCTCGCACAACCTCCACCACCGCCAGTATTTGTAGCTCCTCCAGTGGATGGTGCACCACCGTAGTTGTAGTTAGATCCGGTGCCACCACCGCCTGTACCACCTGATGGCTGTGTAGTTCCACCACCGTTTCTATGTGAGTGTCCACCGCCACCGCCTGCGTAATAGGTTGATGTTCCATTGATGGATGTAGCTCGTCCAGCTCCACCGTTGCCACCTTGGTTGGCCGAACCGTTTTGACCAGCAGCTCCTGCTCCGCCACCACCTCCAGCGCCATCGTGGCCAACGTTATAGTCAGCTCCAGTTCCTGTAGCGCCACCATTGTTTCCGTATCCAGTTCCACCAGTAGGACTTGTTTGGTTAGTGGTTCCACCACCGCCACCGCCGGAACCACCAGCAGTCCCGGAAAGACCACCACCATTTCCAGTTGCAATACCAAGAACAGAGTTGCTTCCGCTGCTTGAAGAACCGCCAGCTCCTACGGTTACGGTTAGAGTTCCAGCAAGGCTCTGTGTCCCAACAACATAGCCACCACCGCCACCACCGCCATAGCCAGAACCTGCTCCACCACCTGCAACAACTAGATACTCTGCATCAGGTGCCTGAATGGTTGCAGTCCAACCAGAACCAAACCATTGTCCAACCGTAGTTGATGGTCTTTCTCTTTGACCAAAACGAAAGGTCATGTTAAACCTATGCTGTAATTCGGTTTACGTATCCGTGAATAATAATTACGTTAGCGGTTGCTGCAAAAGCTCGAATTACCTTGGGAGTTGAGTTTCCTTGCATCACCAATCCTGGGGTAATTAGTACTAAACCAGATTCAGCAGCAATGGTCAACTCAATGTTCCCGTCAGGGGCAGTTGTTTCGCCCCATTCAATTGTTAACTTTACTGAAGAAGCAGAACTGTTTACTGCATACAACCAGACTTCATCAATTGTTGTAGAAGTGCTTGATGCCGTGTGTATAGCTGTACCAGCTGTTGCTGTAGCTGCTACCTTAACGCCAAGACCAGTACCGGTTGTTCCAGCAGGTTGTAGTGCTAATTTTGAATATGTTGCCATTGTTACTCCTTAGTTGAAAATCTGTACTGCAAGAATGTTTTGATCAGAGTCAGAAGGAGATGCAGCAAGCGCCCACTTCAAGCCAGTAGCTTGCGTTGAGTCAGCCGTGAGAACGTATGTGTCTGTGCCTACGCCAAGACGAGCAGGGGTATTAGCTGCAGTTGCAGCAATAATGTCACCCTTAGTTGTCATCAAGCTATTTGGTGATGACTGCCAGGCAACGCCGTTGGTCGCACTTGAGTCGGCACCTAGTACTTGGTAGTTAGATCCAACTGCTAAACGGTTTAGAGCGGAACCATCAGTAGCAAGAATGTCGCCCTTGGTTGTAAGGGTTGACGCAATCTTGTTTGCTTGGTCTGCATCTACAGCTGTGAATACTGGGTAGCAAACTGCACCAGCAGCGTGAGATGAAGCAGTTGTTCCATCCACGCCACGAGTGATTGACGATAGTGATCCGGTGCTACGACTAGCAACAAGAACCTTTTCCTCGTTGGCCAAGCCTGGATCGATGACCATGTAGAACGGACCATTGGCTGTGTCCGGCCAAGCAGTCGTTGTACCAGTCAGAGAAGCGGTGGTATCACCGGACGTAATTGAAGACGCAAGTGTGCAGGTTGCTGATGCACCTGAATACGATCTCCTAGTTGCGTACGCCATTTACTCTCCTAATCTTGTACCGAACGCATTGTCACAATACAGGTTCCTTCTAGGTCCCAGCTTTGATAGTAACCGTCAACAATCTGGAACTCCAGGTCCTCAACGACTACAGAAAATGTTTCAGTATTTTCCTGATAGTTTACCACTACTGGGTTGGTCACTAGATTTCGCAATGCCTGAAGCTCTGCTTCTACGTCGAAGTAGTGCTCAGAACCATGGTTGTCAATGATCTTGTGGTGCATCAGAATTGGCACACGGAACACTTGGCTGCGAGCCGGAGATGCGTAAGCACGAGCCATCCAGCGGGTAACCACAGGTCCAGTTGTAGCCGTCTGTCGAGCCAGCTCAAGCTTGAACTTTGCTTCAATAAACTTAGACTGCGGACCGGTTGACACCTTCTCGGTAGAAGCCTGTTGCACGTGGGCAGCCATGGTCGTATAGGCAGAAGAGTCAATCGAGATAGATGGGGTTACGGTCCCCTCAAGCGGCGTGGTTCTGATATCAAATTTGGCTACAAATTTACGGTCAGGAATACCCCAACGATAGGTGCCAGTAACAATCTCACCCGACGACACAAGGTTGTCAGAGTCTTCGACATACACACCATCTCCAGATATGGAGAAGATCCTCTTGTTGTTGTATGTGACCACGCTGTTGACATCCGCCGTGGAAGTGACCATCAGGTCTGTTGCATATGCAGGGGTGTTGGAGCTGGTAAATGAAGACAGGTCAATCCGTCCAAGACCAGTAGACACTCCATCATAGTTAGACCAGTTAAACCACACATACTTGTCATCAGCTGTAAATGCAGTAACGTGGCCAGATGTTGGTATCAATGAACCAGATGTAAGGTTTGAGTCGGCATCGCTTGTTGCATAACGCACACCCTTGCTTGTGCCAATGAAGATTCCACCCAAGTATCCATAGACCGTATATGGGATCTCACCAGTAGGAAACTCAAGAGCAACAACAGGTGTGTCAAGAACTCCAGTACTTGCAATCGTTATCTTATAGATAGCTCCACGGTCACCGCTGTGTCCAGCTACATAGATAGCATTCTGCCCAGATGCAAAGCTTGTCCAGTTCCACGTGGATAGTGGATGTTCGTAATCATCAGCTCCAATGTTTCCGGTAGGGCTGTAATAAAGATCATTTGCGTTTCCTGATGCAGCATCACCAGACACCATTACGTATCCCTTTACGTAGTCAACGTAGTAGAGCTCATGACCATATGCAACGTTTGATGCTGTCTGCGTCTCATCGATCTTCCACAATCCATAACTGGATGTAAGTCCAGCGTATGTCAGGTAGATGTTGCTACCGTCAGACCCCATGTCTCGTGGGGTTAGGGCTGGTAGACCAGTAACTGCCGTCCATGTTGGACTTGCGTCAAATGGATTGGATGAGTACTTGACTGTAGCTCCATCAGCTACATACACCTTGCCATCAGCAACATGAAGATGAAGGTTTGTATTACTTGAGTTGAGAGATTCTTTAGCTTTGTTCAAAAGCTTGAGCTGACCCTTGGTCCATGGGTTAATACCCTTGCTTGAGTAGAACCTGTAGTCCTGAGCGTCAGCCGTGTCTGCATACAACTGTCCTGCACCTAAATGCCAAGATGTTTCACCTCTACGCCACAATCCCTGCGGGTTGATTGCTGCTTCACCAGGAGAAGTTGACTGGTCCACAGAGTCGCGCACACGCGCCTCGAATCCACGCATGAACTGATTTGACTTTTGATCAACCAAGTATGGTCGACCGTCAATCGCTATGGGGAAGATGTCTGGTACCAAGTTGTTAAGTGGCTTTCCTGTGAAGAATGGGTGAGTGTTTACAAATGGTTCTGCAAACGAGAGCAGGCCGACCACGGCTTACTCCCGGGTTAGGAATGTTGGGTATGCTCTGGCTAGTCGTGCTGCCTCCGCTGTGATTCGATCCTTGCGAAGTTGTTTTAGGTTAGAGATTGAAGCGGTGACAGCACCAGGTCCAACTTCTTCTGCACGTCGAGTATCACCCTGCGACTCGGTAAAGTTGCGCTTTACTTCTCGTGGTGCCATCAAGCGGATCTGCGTACCAATAGTTACAATGTCGGTAATAGAATCCTGAACACCACATGTTGTGTTGATGTCGGTGGATTCGCTAGTTACGCCACTATATGCAGACTTGTAAACAACACGAAGCCGACCAGGGTAAACGTTCTGGTCAAACTTTAGAGCATATCCTGAGGCAAAGTCATCAGTTGGAACATCGCGCACTAGCTTTACCTTGCGTGCTAATGGGTAGTCATCACTCAAGTAACGGACGGATACGCTGAGCAGATCAATGACGTTAGTTGCACTAGTTAGGTTGATCATTCTGTCCGTACCGTTATAAGAAATATCCAATGTCTTGACTTGGAACAATCCATTCATTGGTGATGAAAGATCCATTAGTTCGTCGTTGATCGCCTCAAGAATCTGGGCGCGAGGAAAGCGAGGACTAGCCGTGATCAAAGCACCAGCAGAGTGTGATGCTGCAGTAGTGCCGTTGTATCCACGCTGAACCGTCAAAGTCTTTGTTGTTGAGTCAGCTTCCCAGATGTAGAACATCTCTG